AATGCTCAAGGCGGTTTACGAAGAAGAAATGAGGCGCGCTATAGATGAAGACAGAGACAGGGCTTCTTTCCAAATTTCTCCTAGCTTGAGGAATTACAGAATTGTCTAAGTTTGCAACAGGTAAATGGGCTTATGGCATATCTGACCGATCTGGCTTCAGGTATCGCCTAAGAGATATGCGCCGTGAGTGGAATGGGCTTCTTGTGGGTAAGGATGAGTGGGAAGCCAAGCAACCACAGCTTGAGCCTATTCGCGCAACCCCTGACCCCCAAGCATTAAGAAATCCGCGCCCTGAGCAGAACGTAGTCCAGAAAAATAATATACAATGGGGTTGGAATCCAGTAGGAATGAAGGGGAATGACAACTTGACGCCCAATAACCTAGTCGGCCAAGGCGTTGTTGGAACAGTCACGGTGGTAACAACATGAGTTTTACATACGGAGAGCTAAAGCAGGCAATCCAAGATTACACTGAGAATGATGAAACGTCCTTTGTGACCAATCTGCCTTTGTTTATTCGGCAGGCGGAAGAGCGTATTCTCAAGAACGTCCAATTGAGTTTGTTTCGTAAAAATGTCACAGCAACGGTAACGGTGGGAAATCAATATCTTGGCATACCGGGAGATTATCTGGCCCCTTTCTCGTTAAGTATGCGAGGACCAGACGAGGAAAAGTTCTTTATTGACTTTAAAGACCCAAGCTTCATTCAGACCTACACTACCAACCCTGCTACGTTGGGCGCTCCAGTGTACTACAGCGTCTTCGATGTTTCGAATTTTGTTTTAGCGCCCACGCCAAACGTTGCATACACCGCTGAGTTGCATTACCTTTATCGCCCATTGAGTCTTACATCGGGGTCTGACGCCGCCACAACATGGTTAAGCACTAACGCAGAATTAGCGATGTTGTATGGTTCCTTGATTGAAGCTTACATATATATGAAAGGCGAACAAGATGTTATGGCTATGTACAATCAGCGTCTTCAAGAAGCTCTCCTTGGCGTTAAAATGCTTGGAGAGGCAAAGGAAACAACTCAAAACTATAGAGTTGGGTCTGTTGTTAGGGAGAAACAATAATGTTTGATCTAGATATGAACACTCCCAGACACTCTAAATTGGTGGACGTTGTTACAACAAGCCATCGAGGCTTTACCCCAGACGAGCTAGCGGAACAGTGCGTAAAAAAGATAATATCTATTTCAGACACGGCTCCTCCTGCAATCAAGGACCAAGCCACGGCTTTTGGTAATAGCATTGAAAAATTAATTGCGCATTATATGCGTCAAGCTATTAGCAGTGACCGTACAACTGTGTATAATGCGATAAACGACGCGGGTAATCCCGAAATGGCTAACCTCATAAGGAGACTTTAAAATGGCTTTTAGTGGAAACTTCATGTGTACTTCCTTCAAGCAAGAGTTGCTTGTAGGCGGTCACAACTTTTCAAACGGCGGGGATGTTTTTAAACTTGCCCTGTATGACAACAACGCCTCGTTCGATGCTACAACAACCGACTATACCGCAACCAACGAAGTTGCCGCAACGGGTTCTGCGCCTACTCCATATGTTGCAGGCGGCGGGACTCTCACGAACGTGACGCCAACTACGTCTGGTACGACGGCGTTTTTGGATTTTAATGATCTAACGTTCACTGGTGTTACGTTAACTGCTCGTGGCGCTTTGCTTTACAACACGACTGAGGGTGCAGGTACAGGAACTACAAACTCTGTTATTATTTTGGACTTTGGTTCGGATAAAACAGCTACGTCTGGGGACTTCCAGATCGTATTCCCGGCTGCGGATGCGACGAACGCTATTATCAGGATTTCTTAATGCCCGTTTTTGATAGAGTAAAAGAAACGACTGTAACAACTGGAACCGGAGACATCACCTTAGATGGGGCGGTGTCGAATTTTCAGAGGTTTTCAGACGTGTTTTCGGTAGGAGACACGACCTTTTATTCTATAGTGTCAGATGACACGGGCTGGGAAACCGGAGTTGGAACATACTCTGCTTTAAACACTCTTTCCAGAGGCACTGTTTTAGAGAGCAGCAATTCTGGGAACAAAGTTTCGTTTTCGGCTGGAAATAAATCTGTATTTGTAACTTACCCCGCGAGTAAGTCCATAACGAGTGACCAATCAATCGCGTTATCAATTGCGTTAGGATAATAAAATGGGAAAAAAACTTATATTTGATTACACGTTCGACCCCGTCGCAAAGACGATTACACTGGGCGATGTGTATGCGCAAAAAAGGCTCCTGTTAATAACTAACGTCACTACTGGGGATATTATCTATCAGTTCAATGATAGTTCTACGGGTTTATCTGATATTTCTTTTGACTACACTGATTATGATACAACTCTTACTTTGGCGTTTGATACAAGCGCAATGTCGAGCACAGACTCGCTTCAGATTTTGGTAGAAGAAGAAAGTACCGATATTACAGTTAATCAACGGTTCGTTGATCCTGTATCAAAAATCCGAGTGTCTAATCCCGAGAACCTTATTGACACAGATTTTGAATATGGCTTGCAATCAACCAAATGGGAGACGTTAGAGCTCACTAATAACATACCGACGTTCTTTGCTCGAAACGGGGATTTTGATATTTCGGTTGCAAGTATGAGTGTTGTTGTTGGAAGTAACGTTGTTACGGTTACAACTACCGAAGAACACAACCTTCAAAGAGGTGCTCCTATTATTGTACAAGCATCGGGAAGTTCTTCAGCCGACGGTGGTTTTGTTGTATCCTCTATTTTGTCAGACACGTCTTTTAACTATATTGCTAAGTCTACTTTTTTGCAAACTAGGAGCATCCTTGAAACGTTCACACAGTTGTTTCCCGGATCGGTGTACTCTGGAACTGAGTTTAAGTTAACGAATGTTGGCGGCATTTCTACGGATGGCTCTGATCCAAGTTCTCTTACCGTTGCTACCCAGTTTCCAACCGATTTTACAAACGGCACCAGCATGGCGTTATCCAACACGTTTGCTAAGTCTACTTTAACGTTTGAAACCAGTGGCGTGGAGATTAATAACGTAGCCGACTTGGATATATCTTACACGTCTGCTACGGCTACGGGAGAAACAGACTTTCTTTCTTTGGGCGGTGTTTCTGCGATTGATTGGCGTGTTGATACCAATAAACCCGGCTCTCAATTCTATTTCGAAGAAGACGACGCTGTAATAGATACTACCGAAGATTCGATAACTTTTACAACGGAGCACGGTTTTAACGCAGGTGAGTTAGTTGTGTATATCGGGGATTCTTCCACCAACACGGCCATTGGTGGATTAACTTATATGCAGGCGTACTTTGTCTACCCAATCGATGCTTTTTCTTTTAGATTGCACTATCTTCGCAGCACCAATACATTTTATAAAAAGCAACTGACCTCTGCGGGCACATCCGGCGGCATTGTTAAGTCGGGGTTTGTGCGAGCCTTCTGGCAAAGTTACGCTTATGCTTACAACTATTCTAGCAGTGTTTACCGAAATACAGCGCAGATTTATTTAGAGCCGGGAGATTTTTCAGGCAATACTTACGCTACTTTAGGCTACAATACCTCAAATAACGGAGTTCAGGCCGCAAGAATTAATGGAGCCAACCACCCTTTTTATACCGAAGTTACAGGTCTTCTCGACGCTAATAATCAAAACAGTAATTACGACTATTATCTTCGTGCTAGAACCTCTAGTAGCAGTTACAACCGTATAACTTATGTTTATCCGACCCCTCTTAGCGGGGCTGTCTTCAACAGTTCTAGCACAAGCACCGACGTAGCTTGGATTCCAACTCAGTTCAATGCAACTCCGTCTAGTCTTTGGGTTCCAAACCACGGAATTTCTTCACCGACTCCTGTGACTGTTACGGCCACAACGGGGACTCTTCCGGGAGGATTGTCTAGCGGCAGCATCTACATTGCAAATAGAGTAGATGATAATAGAATTAGCTTCACAACAGTTGGCGGAACCAGCATTAGCTTTACTACTTATGGTTCAACTGATTTAGTATATCGCATACAGGGAAAGCTGTCTCTATCAACGGGTAACACGATAGAAATACCCGGAAACACGTTGCTGGAAGGCGCTTCTATAGAGTACGACACTGATGGAGGGACCGCTATTGGAGGCTTGGTAAACGGCACTTCATATTTTACAGCTTTCAAAAATGGCGACAGGTTTAAAGTTTCTACTACGGCAAATCCTTACGGAGTTTCCGAACAAATTCCGAGACAAGATAGCGCTTCGTTTGTAAGCCTTGCCGCAAATTACGTCCGTCTTAATTCAACTATGCCATTTGTTGATGGTGATGCTGTAGAATATACCGCATTGGGACCTATTGTTGGATTAAATAACGGTGAGATTTACTGGGTAGAAACTTATTTTAGTACTTATATGTATCTTCACCGCAGCAAGGCAGATGCCATTGCAGGTTCGTCTTCTACCCGCGTTGATTTGGTATCATATGGTACCGGAAGTGGAACGTTTACAAAAGTAAACATTGTTGATCTTACGAGTATTCCATCTCCCAGTGAAACACAGGTTCTTTCTGCGGATTATGTAGGCGCGGCAGACGGAAACTATGTTGTCGCATCTACCGCCTCTGACAACCTTTCGTTTACTTTTGATGCAGGCAACAAGATCGAGGCTAGAACCACTCTTGTTACTGCGCAAAATGTTTTTGTTGCAGAATTGGATGCTTTTTACATTGTAGACCACGGGTTTATTTCTGGAGATAGCGTAGTTTACACAACCTCGGGAACTACGAACATAACAGGACTAACGAGTGGTCAAACGTATTATGTTATTCGAAAAAACAAAG